GAAACAGGCAGAAAACGCACAGACCACCCAATACACCGCAACCAATGTTAAGGCGATCATTGACAAGTTCACGGTGACAAACACCAGTGGCAATAATGTGACTTTCAGTTGCAATCTGGTCACCGTGTCTGGGGCAGCGGGGGCATCGAACCTGATTATTGATGCGCGAACTATCGTGCCTGATGAGACCTACACCTGTCCCGAGCTGGTGGGTCAGGCGTTAGACGTTGGTGGTTTTATATCTACGCTGGCAGGGACGGCAACATCCTTGACCATTCGAGCATCAGGCCGAGAAATTTCTTAAGGAGCTAGAAATGAAAGAATTTATGATGATTCCACGGGGCTTCAATGGCTTGCCGATGGATGAGGGTTTTGTTACCACAGCAGAAAACAAAAAGAACTACGCAGTCGCAGTTGCTGACTGGAACTATGGCCCTGAAATGCCAACTAATGAAACTGGCGCAAACAAGGAGTTTTACGCTGGGCTGGCAGAGGCTATGCAGTGCGATGAGAAGGACGCAAGGCGCAAGCATTGCTCGAACTGCGAATACTACGATAACAGCTTCATGACCCAAGTGCGGATTGAGCGAATCCCAATGGCGGCATACGACAAAGGCGCAGGATTCAGGGGTCATTGCGAAAAGCTGAACTTTATTTGCAACGATATGCGGGTTTGTCAGGCTTGGGAAGACAGAGAGATGGACGATTGACCTTTTGTCAATTTGTGGGAAAATAACCAGCACTGAGCAGTTCGAGCCGCCAGTAGCTCACAAGCCCCTGAATAGGAGTTCTCGATGAGTCATGTTGCGGTTCAGGTCAAAGCTGGTGTTCCAGCAGAGCATCTGCCAATTTATCGCCTAGAGGCCGAGCTGCTCAAGCTGCCTCAGGTCGACATGCCTGTCGATCACGACTTCTGCAATGGCCTGTACGCTCGCACAATGCACATCCCTGCTGGGACTATCCTGACTGGTGCAGTCCACCGAGAGGAATCGTTTTTCTTGGTGCGAAAAGGTGAATTGATTGTCAGCACAGATGATGGCCCATGCACTCTAAGATCAGGTGATATGAGCGTTTCTAAGATTGGAACTAAACGTGCTGGCATTGCCTTGACTGATGTCGAGGTAACCACATTTCATGCAAACCCAACTAATGAGCAAGAACCACAAAAATTATGGGACTTGTTTACCATTCCAGCGCCAGCACCAGCTCTTGAAACTGCACAGACAGCGCAATTGGAGGAATCAAAATGACATTCGGATTATCAGGAGCAGCATTGGCAGGCATTGCCGTTGGTGGTGCAACGCTTATCTCTGGCTTGGCCCAAGCAGACGCAGCAGAAAGCGCAGCAGCAGCACAAACAGGTGCAGCTCAAACAGGCATTGAAGAACAACGCAGACAGTTTGATGCTTTACAAGCGCTATTAAAACCCTATGTAGAGGTTGGTGCGCCAGCAATGGCTCGTTTTCAAGCATATGGTGAAGCAGGGCCAAAAGCATTTGAACAACAGCAAGCATTAGCGGGTATTCTTGGCCCTGAGAGACAGAGAGCAGCGATTGCCGAAATTGAGCAAGGCGGTGGCTTTCAAGCCAGAGTGCAAGCTGGTGAAGAAGCGTTATTGCAACGTGCATCTGCCACAGGTGGATTGCGTGGTGGGAATATCCAAGCGGCATTGGCTCAATTTAGACCACAAATGTTGGAACAAGAAATTCAACGCCAGTATGGAAGACTTGGTGGTTTCTCAGATATTGGTCGTGAAACAGAAGCTAATTTGCTAAAAATCGGTCAAGCATCTGCCGCAGGAGTAGGCGCACAAGGCATAACTACTGGAACGAATATTTCAAACTTGTTGGCTCAACAAGGTGCAGCACAAGCTGGCGCTGAGATAGCACAGGGCAGAGCAATTGGTGCAATCCCAGCAGCAATCTCTGGTGGCCTTGGATTATTCAGCGGTCTCGGAGGTAAATTCTGATGCAACCTATCAACTATGGGGTTCAAATTGCTGACCCGACACAAGCATTCTTGGGCGCTTTCCAAACTGGAGCAAGCATCCAAGAGGCAAGGCTTAGACAAGAACAGCAACAGCAACAAATGGCAAATCAGAAACTGATTCAAGAAGGATTAGCCAAGTTACGTCAGCCTAGTGCGACTACTGAAGATGTTTCAAATCTTGCAATGATTTTGCCAAAAGATCAAAGCGAAACTGTAATCAAAGCATGGGCGCTAAAAACAGACGCACAAAAACAGAATTCACTTAATCAGGCAGGGAAAGTTGTATCTGCTTTTTTTGCTGGTGAAAATGATATTGCACAACAACTAATAAACGATCAAGCTGTTGCAATGCGTAATTCAGGAAATGAGGAGGGTGCAAAGTTTTTAGAAACGTGGCGTGGTGTTACTGAAGTAAATCCTACTGCTTCACAAAACTTTTTCACAGCAGAACTTTTGCGCTTACCAGGTGGTGAGAAAATTGTTGAAAATATTATTAAACTTAATGCAGAACGCAGAGCTGAAGCTCAAGGAAAACCTACACTTGCAAAATTAGAAGCAGAAGCAATAAAAGCAGGTGTAGAGGCAGATTTTGCACGCCCGACAGCGGAAGCTCAGTTAGCAAAAATAAAAGCTGAAACTCTTGCACCATCAGTTCGTGAAGCAATCGATTTCAAAAGTTTGAGTGCAGCAGATCAAGATTTGTTTAAGAATTTGCAAATACTTAAAAAGCCACCAGCAGCTGTTACAAATGTCAACGTTTCAAATGTAGATAAGACAGCCTCAGGTGAACTTGGCAAGTTGATTCCCGATCTTTATAACCAAATGAATGCAGCCGCAGACTTAACTGGTGAACTTGCAAGATACCGTACAGCACTCGGTACTGCAATTACAGGTCCATTTGCTGAAAGGCGTTTGCAAGTTGCTCAAATTGCAAATGCTTTTGGTTTTGTTGGTGATAAGGGCATTAATGCTACTCGGGAGTTAATTCAGGGTAATGCTGAAATGGCCCTTAAAGCACGAGCCATGATCGCTGGACAAGGCCAAGGCCCCATTACTGAAGGCGAGCAAGCGTTGCTTGTAAGAGCGCGAGCAGGCGATATTAATTTTACAAAGGGTGAACTCAATACTTTGTTTAATATTTTTGACCGTGGCGCAAAAGCGCAATATGACCAAAGTAGAAAATTGTTGCAATCAGCTACAACACAAAGCCCAACAGCTCAATTATTTCTTGATGCTGCAAAACCTTTTGGGACTCAGCCTGTAAGCGGAACTGCTGCTGGACAACGAAATATTACCGTGGATTATTGAAATGCCATATTCAATAACGACTAAAGACGGCATCACAATCAATAACATCCCTGATGATGTTCCTGCTGATTCGCCTGAACTGAAAGCAAGAGTTGCTTCAATTCGTGCTGGACAACAACCAGCAAGTACAACAACTGAATCAGCTAGGGTTGAAATTGGTGGTGTACCTATTTTTGCAGAAAGTGCAAAAGCAAGGACTATCACACCACCAGAGGGTTTTCAATTATTGTCAGCAAAATTAGTAGATGCAAAACCATTAGGTTCTTACTATGACGAAACATTAAATGCTTGGTTAACCCCTATTGAACCATCTACAACCGCCACAGGGATTGCTGGCGCGGTTACAAGGGGTGTGGCATTGCCTGCGGCTGGAGCGGCTTTGGGTGCGGCTATGGGTGCTCCATTTGCGGGTGTCGGTGCAATACCAGGTGCTATTGCAGGCGCGGGCGCGGCTACCCTTGCGGGTTTGATTGGCGACCCAATTATTAGCGGTGTAAATACTATTTTCGGCACAAAATACACTTTGCCAACAGATGCAATGGAAGACTTGCTGACTCGTGTTGGCGTTAAGGAAGCTCGTACTGTTGCAGAACGGATTGTCCAAACAACTGCGGCTGGTGGAGCTGGTGCTGGTGGTATTGCGGCGGCTGGAAAAGCTATTGAAACAGCGGCTGGTTTAAGCGCACCAGTAACCCGTGAAGTTGGGCGAATGATTGCTACACAACCTGCTATGCAAATTGCTGGGGGTGCTGGTGGTGGAGGTGCTGCACAGACATTTGCAGAGGCTAC